GTCGGCGGTGCCTCCCCAGGGCTTGGAGGCGTAGAGCTTTCTGGTACGCATAACATGAGCAATAGCAGGATCATAATCGTCAAAAACAACATAAGGCAGAACATCAATGCCAGCAGCATCGAGAACACGCTGGCCAAGCTCACGATCAGACTCCAACTGAGCCGCCGTACGATTGCACCCAAAAATCGGATACCCCGCTTTGTAATACTTGTCCAGTTGTCCATGATATTGAGCGTTATCAGTTACGATTATTAAATCAGCCCAATCCATATGAGCCTCCCAGGATTCAATTTTGCGAAGATAACCTTTCCAAGCGGGGTTACGCACTCCAGGTTTTACATGCGGCAACCAGTAACGTACCTCATGCCCAGCCTCCTGCGCACGCCAAGCTAACTCTCCGCACAGCACCATGCTGTCAATCACCAAGACTTTCATTCGCCAGACTCCTGAAGCAACTGCTTCTTGGTTTCATTATGGGCAGCACGGACATACTTCTGTTTCTCCTCTGGCGTCATGGTTTTGATTAGTCGGAGTTGTTGCTGTGAGGTGAGATGCTTAAACATATTCACCATTGGGTCAGTGTGAGAAGTCTTTTGAATGCGGGACAGATCTTCCCCCGTTAAATGATACTTGGAGGAGAGAGTCTCGAGTGCCTGTTGGTAGCCAGCTTCATCTCCCTTTTGAGCAGCAGCATGCAGCTTAACAACTTCGTCGCTGTACTGAGCTTTCTCGAAGGGGGTGATATGTTGGTTGTAGTATCCCGCCATCCGTTTGATCTTACCTTCGATAGGGGACTCGGTCATATACTTTGGCGCAGGCGAGAATCCCAAGGCACCAAGTATAGCTCCCTTCTTATCTCCTGTTCGTTGATAGCTCTCCACTGAAATCGGGTCGAGGTCGCCCAAGATGTTCGAAGTCTTCTGAACCAGTTGCTTCCACTCTGGAGCGCTTGGATCATATATCTCATGATTACGATAGTCCAATCCAGTAAAGAACTCATGAGCCATCTTAAAGTTAGGGGCTGCAGAGTTCACAGCATACTCTGAAAGACCTTGTCCTAACCCTTCATTCTTCACATGGGTATAGAAGCTTGCATACTCACGAGTGTAAAACATAGTGTTCACACGACGGGGGGAGCCATCAGGGTTATTTCCACCTACTCGGGGCAAGAGGTAATCCTGGAATGTCTGCGGCGGAGAACCCGTCATAAGGTAAGTAACCATACCACCAAGCCCCATAGCCATCATGGTGTAGTAACCAACAAACATAGTCTTGTTCAGCTCGCCTTTGCTGATAAGACCCTTAAGGGATTCACCACCTGCCAACTTTCCAAGTGCATGAGCTGTCTCGAAGGGTTGTCCAGCGAACTGGCGCATGAACCCAAGTTTCCATCCAAGAGAAAGCGTCGTGGCCTGGCCAATGTCCCTGGCCCAACGGTTCCAGAACAGTGTGTTGTAACTCATCTGACCAAAGCGATCTTCCGCCGACTTACGAATCTTGTTGAGGCGCACGTTCATGCGAGCTTCATCATGGAGAAGGTCAGGATCACTCTTGATTGCTGAAGCTACATCCTCGAGATAGTTTGCAGTCTTGATAGCAGGAATCCACTTTTGGTAGATGGGGTAGCCAATAGCTTCCAGCATAGCCCAAGGCAGTTTCCAACCAGCGGTTACATAAGCATTCCGCTTGATTGCACCGCGCAGTTGCTTCATGGCACTGGTAGTGAATTCGGAAGTGTTAAAGGGTATAAACCCTCCACGCAGCATATAGTTCAGTGACTGTGTTTCTTCTGGTGTAGGATTCTTCTCTTCCCCTGACATTACCCGCAGCATCCTGAAGCCTTTGTATGACCGTTCAGCTTGACCAGGGACTAACGTAAGTGCCTTCACCAAGCGTGGTATAGTATCCTTGGCACTAGTAACTCCAGAAGCCAGCTCTTGGCTGATACGCGTCATTTCACTGGCGAAGTCCATGCCCAAGCCGATGTGAAGAGGGTGAAATGCGCTGAGTGAAAGTATCACCGGCACAGTGCGATTCTTCATATACATCCAGCTGCGGAATGACATACCCCTTATTCCAGGGTCAGCCCACAGTGACCGAGAGTCAAATGCGTTATGAACTACTTGAGCTACTTCAGGGTAAAGATAATACATCTGGCCGGAGGGGCTCCGACGAGGTATCATACCGTGAGGCATCTTTACATCGCCAACCTTGCGCATGGCGAGACCTCCCTTGGTTAGGTCTTCCAAGAGGTGCACACGGATACCTGCGACAAGGGAAGCAAACTCCCGCGCTTGCACTACATTTACAGGGCTGGTAGTCTTCATACGAAAGCCAGCATCGAGGGCTTCCTTGATATAACGAAACTCCCGTGCCTTGGTAAAGCGGGGATCACCCCAAGCCACACCATATTTCTTGGTGAGGAAGTCGTCTACTGCAGGGCCGTTTTCGAAGAGGTGATAAACATAGTTGTCGATTGGAGTATACTCTTTCACCCCATTCGCTACATCAGATTCATACGCCATCTTCATGCGCTCTTTGTACTGTGCAAGCATTTTGGCTTCTGCAGGGCTCTTTGGAGTCTTTCCAGCTTCCCAATCCATCAGCCATTGCTTTTGGTAGCCTTCTGGCTTCCCTTCCCAATAAGCATCTTGAATCTTATCATTGGTCAGAACAATAGACTTGAGATGAGATTCAACTGCCATACCTTTTGCAAGCACAGCTGCGGCTTGCTCAGCCTTGTCGCTTAGCCCTTCAGGGTAGAATGTAGACAGTGCTTCCTTCGTCAAGATGCGAGTCTTCTCTTCACCAATCTGATACCCAGGGATACGCTTGAGGAGCTTCCAGGCACCCTTCAAGAGCTTCGGATTGTCCTGCGCACCAAGTCCTACCCCAAGCGCGACTTCCAAAACCTTCTTCACCAAGTCCTTATCCAGCGAACCCCTTTCCGAGTGAAACCCCTTCCCAAACAGCGCAGCTTCAAAAGCGTGGCTCATGGCTGTAGGGTCACCAGGGGGCAGTTCCTTCCCATTCGACAAGTCTGTCCAAGGGCCTTCTGGGATAGCACTCTTCGCAACTGTTTGAGCAAGCTTCTCCTTAGTCATTTCGTGCTGTTGCCAAGCGGCTTGTTCCTCAAACCCTTTCTTGGCCTGGTCGAAGCGGGCTTTAAGCTCATGGGTAGTTGTAACGTCGTGAGCTTGCTGTGCGCGTTCGAGCTCTGCAGGGTCAAACATCTTATCCAGATGGTCTTGGCTTATCACTATACTATCAGTTGGCTTTGCTTTTGCCGCCTTCGCAGCTTGCTTAACCTTGTAATTCTTTGGGTTCATAATAGATTGAACCCTATCCTCCTGCTCCTTCAAGCCAGCAAGCCGTTCCTTCAAAGCCTTCTTCATTTCAGGATCAGTCATTTTATCAGCAACCTTTTCCGCGCTTGCAGGATCAGCAGCCGCAAACTTATCGAACCCTTCCTGCACAGGCTTCTTTCCACCTACAACCTTATTCCAAACACCTTTGATATGCGAACCTGCTTCATTAGCATCCATCAGCAAGACACCAGTAAACAAGCTCGCTACATCACCCGCAGCTTCAGAACCTGTTTGCTTCTGTATGAATTGCTGTTCAGCATTCAGTCCCCGTCCAATGAAAGAGAACGCTTGGTTAACTGCCCATCCCCAATGAGTTTCAGGTTCTTCTGCTTGCCCATATAAAGCATCCCAAGCTTTGGTATAGGCTTCTTTCGCCTTGTGATATGTACCAGCAGGGGCCCCTGTCTTCGCAGCTGCAGCAGCTCCTGCCACCATAGAGTTCATTTGCTTGGCGAAGCCGGTAAAGGCTTGCACAGTCGTTTCAGCCAGCCCTGCTATCGCTGCCGCAGGATTCAAATAGCTCCCCGGATGCTGTGCCATATCTGCGATAACCTTGGTATACTTGCCAGCAGGTTGCCACTGGTTAGTAGCTGGATTCAGTTCAAGTAACTGCTTCGTCTTTGCGTTGTATGCAGTCTTGGGACCTGACCATCCCGATATAGCAAGAGACCTATCCGCATTTAGCGTTGCATGTTGAGGCTCTGGGGGCTTCGTACCCCCCTTAGGCGCAGCTATCCACTGCCCACCAATGAGGTTAAGAGTCTCCCCTGTGGTTGGGTTATAAGCAGACTGAGGCGCAGTTGCATTTGGCATTATTGCTCTCCTGTGCTTCCATTCATAGCGTCATTCATACCTGCATCATCTTCAGGCAAGTTCGTTATGTCCACTTCATCAGGTGTTCCCAACACAAAGCCTGGTGGTAATGGTGGAGTGCCCTGATCACTATTCGGCCCTGCGTTAAGCCGCTTCGCATCACCCTCATGTGCAGCCATGGATTGCTTGATAGCTTCGCTCAGCGACAGCGCTTTGTTTTTTTGCATTGCTTGGTTAGCATCATCTGCTACCTGCCACGCAAGTGCGCTTTGTCGATCTGTGTCCCAAGCTCCGTGGGCACTTTTTACTACAGCTGTAGCATCTTTGAGTACATCAGAAGGAACCAAGCGAGGGTCTTTACCCTTGCCGTTAGAACGGGCTGCATTGGATTTTTGTGTGTTGAAGTATTGAATGTGAGACTCCGCAAGACGGTTCTGTGTCTCCCGATACTTATTCAGTATCGCATCCCGCTTGTCGTTTCCCTGCACAGTCAATTGATCTTTGAGCTTCAGCAAATGTTCCTGCATAAAGCGAATACCATCTGCGCCAGGATAAGGTTGCTTCCCAACGGCATCGGAGTGTCCAGTCTCTTGTAGGTATTGCCGCCACGAAGCTTCATCCTGTACCATTCCCAGCATCTGACCTTTTTGTTCCAGTTGCTGTTGTTGTTGGTTAGCCAGCAGCGTCTGCGCCTGCAGTCCCTTTAGAAGCACAGATGATTGATGTGAACCCACTAACGAAGCCTGTTCCATAATCTTCCCACCAGTTACTGGGTCGCCCATCTCAGTATACCATTCCCCCATGCGCATGAGGTTGCTGGTTGGGTCTTGTGCATCTCCAGGTTGAGCTGCTCCTGGCTGTCCTTGTTGCAACAACTTCGGAGCATCACGCATTAACTTCATGCGAAGCGCATTATCCAACTCTGTATGAGTCGCCTGTGCGTTTGTATCCCTTGCATAAGCCGAGTCCGTAACTACCTTACCAAGGTCTGCCATCCCTTGGCTAGTTACATCTGATGTTGTATAATTTCCTGCGGGCATGGTATTCCCCTTAGAAGTAACTCAGCAGCTTGTCAAAGGAACCACCAGCAGCCATCATACCAATGCCCATGCCGATGCCACCTATAGAACCAGTGGCTGTTGCAGTACCCTGTTGCGCCTGTGCTTGTAGTTGGCTCAGTGTTTGAATTTGCTGATTGTAGGCTGTGCTGCCATAGTTCAACAAGTCAACTTGTTCCTTTCCACTATGACCATAGCCGGTCGAAGCATCTGTGTTGCGAATAGTATTAAGTCCTGCTTGATACCCTGGAGCATTCTGTATTGAGTTAGGATTAGCTTCGAGTGCTGCAATCTGGCTTCCATATTGGTTAGCTTGCTGGCCAGCCTTACCCGCACTGTACAATCCATACAGCCCACCAACTATGTTAGCAGCTCCGGCGTATGGTAGGGCTCCCTTTAAAAGTCCTTGCATGCCGCCAGCCGCAGCTCCCCCACCGGCTCCCGCTGCTGGTAATCCCCCTCCAGTTGAAGTTCCCATTCCTATCCCTGCACCATATTGCCCCGACCCTTGTGCAGTTCCCTGCATAGCTTGCTGTGCAAACCAATCGTTGGTACTCAGATCTGTAGAAGCCCCGCTGTAGGGAGTCATACCTAGCGAAGCCATATCCCCACCACCATACGCACTTGAATAATCCACACTACCTCCTCCTGTAGACATACCAGTACCCCCCAGACCCAAATAAGCTTCAGCACCAGTCACTAAGGGAGAAGCTGGGATACCTGTGGTGCTGCTTCCAACCCCCGCTCCAGCGAGACCTGCACCAACTTGCCCTACTTCACCTAAAGTAGAACCTAATTGCCCCTGCGAACCTTTGCTTTGCCAACCATTACCAAGACTAGCTAAACCACCTGTGTAGTAGTCGGCAACCAGTGTTGCACCGGTTTCCGTAGCATTTCGCATTGTGGAGCTAGCTGGATCAAGATATTGCCCAACATTACTCCCACCGATGGAAGTACCCCCGAGACTGTTACCCCCAACAGACCAGTTTGCAGGATTTAACGATGAAAGAAAGCCCATGATATACTCCTATTTAATTCTTTCCATTGTTACTTGTTGGACAATCCACTGATCGCCGACTACCGCAGCCGACATTGCAAAGCACAAATCAAGTGTCTGTGCCCCTGCTGTTACTGTTTTTGATGCTGACGCTGCTCCTGCAAGTGCTAATAAAGTAGCTGAAGCTACACTGTTTAAGCATTGCCCTGCAGTCTGTAATGTTGTAGTACTAGACCCTACAATATCAAACTCACATGACCAGTTAGTTGTTTGCGCTGTAGAAGCTAATACCGCTCCAACAGTTATTACAGGAAGTGCAACAGCTCCCCAATAAGGAGTAATAAGTGCATTACGAGCAGTAATAGCTAAAGCAGCAATGAAGGTTCCCATTGCTCTAACTCTCCATACACTACCAACAGCAGCAACTTGACCTGCTAAAGTAATGCCACCTGTTGTATCCGTGATTGTAGCTGGAATTACAGTAGAAGCTACTAACCCACCAGCACTTGCGAGTAGACCCGCTACGTTTGCTGTAATTGTAATAAGCGATCCAACTTCAGTCATTGATACATTTGTTCCAGGCGCCAATGTCACATCACCAGAAACAAAGGGATCGCCCGATACCGCCAACCTCGTTACTACATTCGCATTCTGCGACTGTGCAAGCATCAAAAACCAGTCTAACCAAATTGGGTTAAACGTAGGCTTTTTGGTGTGCGGGTCGATCAGCATCAAATCCGCATAGGTAGGGGCTTGAGAAAGACTCATAATGTGCAAATATCCACTCTCATTTTAACCCCACTCATGCGGAAGTTAGTTGGTGAAGAATGCTTGAAGTGAAACGCCCTGCGATTCGCCGTACCCAAGTCCTCCACAAAAGGTTCTTTTTGGCTCAGATCGAGATCTTTAAAGTCACTCCACGTTTGATAATCATCATCGGAGTAGCGCATTTGCAGTGTACTCCCTGTTTGCTGATCCGCAATAACCTTCACTTCATTAAACAGTTTACCCAGCTCCGTATCCCCGTCCCAATTTGGAGTGTACATCTCCCATACAATAAAGGAGGAACCACTCTTCCACTGATCAATGTAGGTGGCGGGATCAAGCCGATAGACCACACCATCTGCTTCCCCTTGCAATAGCACCTCGTTATTCAGCCCCACACACGAGGACACAATAGGAAACCTTCCTCCATTCACAGACCACTCAGCCCACATATGCGAGGTCAAATCATACACCAAAGTAAAGTTTGAATCCTTGAAGGTCACTCCATATAACTGATGCCCACGCACAGTCAACTGCCAAGAGTGCACATCACCTGTGATGCTTGCTGCTTGCAGTCTTCTATTCACCGCAGGGGTAGAAACTGCCTGTGCTTGTACATTCTCCATTTGCATGATGCCATAGCCAGCAGATTTGCTCGTACACATCCAAACGAGCTTTCCATCTAGGTCTTGTATACTTCCTGCATGTGCGCAACCAAAGTTGACCTTGGCCCCCTGTACAGGGCCCAGCGGGGTAGGCGAGCCAGGAACTGCTGCATCATAAAACACTTCAACACTTGTGGACTTAAACGCCACGACATAGGCTAGTTGCTTATACAATGCAACTCCAAGTCCAGGTTCGATGTATGCTTGTATCTTATTCAAAGTATTCCACGTAGTTAAATCTTCAAGACCTGACCCCCATATGTTTGCTTGGGTATCCATTACATACATAGTCTCGTCAAGGTATACTGCTCCAGGAACTGTGTTTGCAGGAAAGCCTGAGATAGCATGCACAGCGCTTCCATCCCAATATACTGCATTACCGTTTCCTGTTTGAATAAGCAATTGCTGTGTGGCTGCTAAGTTGCCCTGTAGGGGGATTACGGGAGTGTTCCATGTTGGTGCTGTGAATAGACCAACCGCGCTTGCAACTCCAAGTGAGCTGATCGTATACAAGCTCGTTCCAACTAGAGCCAACAACGCACCTTCCCAATTATATATTCCCCTTGCCGTACCTGTATTTGTAGTATCTGAAAACTGTACCACCCCTGTTCTCTTATACAGATCAAAGGCCTTCTCGCTTTTCTGTTCCCAAAAGCCATTAACCAACCGCGCATCTCGCAGGTTAGTTGTATCCCTGTTTTCAGGGTTAAGGTATAAGGGGAGGGGTACGGTACTCATCCTGGAGTAAACCTCACATCAGCATCTTCCACATCCCAATCTTCAAGCACAGACAAGTACTCACCAGCCTTTTGGGTGCAGCGTTGCATAATGGCTACAGGCTGCCCAACCGAAAGTTCCTCCGCCAACCCCCACCGCAGTGGCATAAACCACTCCACAGGGAACTGTGTTTGGTCTGTGAGGGATGTGTAGCCTGTCGCTTGTGTGCGAAGGAGCAAATGAAGCGTACCAAGAGCTGCATTAACATCAGGCACGTTCCACAAACTAACATTCAGTAATGCAACTTGCTTATCCACAAACACTGTATTGACTTGCCCTTGTGTTTGCTTATTGGCCAGGTTTATCCAATCCTTCCAAGCAGAAATACCAAGCGAGCGTGTGTTGCCGTTAGCATCAAGGTAATAAGCTTCTTCAACACGCCAGGGCTTTGCCATATTGACTGTGCCACCAACCCCCAAGGTATATGTTCCAACCCCTGCTGTCAGCGTTACAGGTGTATCCACCAAGAGAAATAACTTACACCCCTTCGTCTGGAACACATAAACCAAATCCTGCAACCTTTGCAGATTGGTTGCATACTGCTCACTCGAAGGAATACCCCCCCGTGCAAGGCGCCCAGAGTCTTCCATTGCCATACGGATAATCCGCTCGACACTGTTTAATGACGCTGACGGAGTGGCAGCCATATTACACTCCTTGCTTAATCAAATCCAGCAAGATTGAAAAGTGCTTCACCCCAGACCAGCCCGCAGTTGACAGTTCAATGTTGCCTGTGTAACCTGTATTCTTTGGGTTGCTCCTACCACCAAACCAGTTATAGTCTAGCTTACCGCGACCAGCAAGCGGTAGGATTAGCGTTGGTGAGTTGTCATGCCACCACAGCAAGCAAGTCAAGCCATCTTCAATTGAAAAGGAGATGGTATCAATTCGCAGTAATAGTGGCACAGGGTTGAGAGTAGAGATCGTCGTAATATCCGCAGCTGAATAATCTGCAGTATCAAGAACCCCTGTAATCTCAACCAGCACGTTTCGAGGGCCGTCGTGGACTACCGTTGTAACTACACTGTTAGCCATGATCTACTCCCTTATTGACCGCTTGGACGTTCTACCCAACCCACTTCAAAGCCAATGGTAGGAGCAGCAGCTGCCCAAGATGCCCCAGAGAGGCCCAAAATGAACCACTCTTGCGGGGCAACAATTACAGGAGCGTGATATACGCTAATACGCTTCACAAGAGTCTGTGTACCAACCATATCCCCACCAGCAGATGGTGGGCCAAAGAAGATAATGTTCTCATCGAAGGCAACGGGGATAGCACCTGTAACCTGGCCATAACCTACTTGACGCGCAAGACTTGAAGCCGCCGCCGCTACGTTGACACCTGCAATCAGTTTGGCAATGGATGAGACAGTAGAGCTTCCATTAACATTCACCGGCGCTGACATTGCTGTACCTATAGTCGTTAGCTTAACCGGCATTGGATCAAGCTGTGTGGAATAGTTGACTGATGTATTGCTGGTTGGAACAACCGTCCATAGTATCTTGATATACCGCAGATACATATTCATGGCATTCAAGCCATTAGTTGTAGTCCACAGATTCTGGATTGCGAGTACAGGGTTCAAAAGCGCTGTGGCGCCTGTCGTAAGTGCCACTGCTGTGGAAGCTGTAGGTGCGATAAACGACGTGAAGAATGAACCTTCATCAGCAGCGGCATAATCACCTGGGAAGATGATAGACGACTTGCCAGAGGGTGTAATACCATAGCTTGGATTAGCTTGACCTTGAGACATGATAGTTCCTTTCGAGTATTAGGTTATACTGCAGATGGGTTGATCAGGGCAGATTTATCGGCAGCACCTGTGATATGGCAGAAGTTTTGGATGAACTTCAACTTCGTACCGGTGGGTGCTAGCAAACCCGTCGAGGCCAAATGGCCAGAGTAGTTATCTGAGACCAAGCCCGAGCAAGCTGTCGAAGACGAACCAAATAGTTCCCCTGCCGTTGTACCTGTATTGAGCGAGGCTGTTTTGTTGCGCGACACTTGAATGTGTGTAAGCGCATTCGCACCACCATTGAAGCCCAAGGGAATGTTGTTGTTCACTGTATTGTTTGTGATCTCATTATCACTAAACACAAAGCGATCAATGTTCGCTCCGATCACAACAGCAGTGTTAGCTGCTGGCGGAGAAGTAAGGGTACGATACACCTTGTTGCGTGTGAAGTTCAGTCCATCACTTTGGTTGGCAGTGGTGCCGCCTGTGTAACAAGCAACAAATCCGTGTGTGGCATCTGCATCTCGAAACTCACAGTTGTCGATTGTGAAGTCAGTTGCTACCACCGTATTAGCATTGTTGAAGGCTGTTGCAACAAAGGTTGAAGCTGCGTTACCCACAAACAAAAAGTTTTGTATGGATACATTAGCTGCTGCCACCAAGATTGTAGCTGCGGCTGCTGTCCAAGTAAGTGTTGGTCGAAGAGAACCAGCACCTTGTCCGATAAGCGCTACACCAGATACATTCAAAGAGATTGCACCAGCCGCTCCAATAGTTTCTGCATGACCAGACCCTACCATGATAATGTCGCCATTACCAGGCAGGCACTGTGTAAGTGCATATGCAATCGTCGCAAAAGGATAGTTAAAGGAACCTCTGTTACTAGCGGTATCTGAACCAGCACGTTGAAAGCGGGAAACTACTGCCCCGTTGTCAACCCAAAATACTTGTCCAGGATTCATTTGAAGCAGAGGCATCCCACGGACAGTAAGCCCGTTTGCAAAGCCCTGCGGAAAGTTTGTCATTGGCCCTATTGTTGGCATGTTAATTACTCCTAAAAAGGGGCGGGGCATCTCTCCCCGCCATAGTGCATTTACAGAATAGCCCGAAGGCTCCGATTTTACATCCCACAATTCACATGATGAACAATGGGCTGTTAATTACTACTAAGGCCCGTTCGACCCGAATATCCCGCGTGGATCAGTTGCACCAACCGAGAATCGCATATATGTGGCCGATTTAGCATTCTTTGTATCGAAGTCATTGTCCTGTGAAAACTCAGGACGATCTCTCCAATACATAGTCATACCGTTCGGCACGTTAGTTCTTACGAACCAAGCGTGAGGCGCTGTGAAGTAGTGATTCATCTTCACACCACCAGGGTATGCATTGGTTGCCACCAGTGCGTTGATATCGTTGTTGGCAGTACCTGTTTGCAGCACAGACTTCATGATGCGAGTCGCGTTGTAAAATTCCTGGCGCGGCACATGCAACGAAGTCGGCAAAACGCTGATGTACAGTCCCCGTCCGTTTTGAGTCCCCATGATCTGGATGCTCATATCTTCGAGGGCTGCCTCAGACAAGTCTGCCCCCGGACTGAGCGCATTGCTAAACGTTCCACCTACGGCGTTAGTGTGGGCAGTGCTAATCAAAGCCTGGCCATCCCCCATAGTGTAATACGTACTGACAAAGGCGTTGTTGTACAAGAAGGCACCTACGTTCTCAAGCGTTTGATTGATTGAGAAAGCATTTGCCTTTGCGCGGCGTGTGGAAACTTCTTTGTACATATTGTCGCGCAGTTCTTCATACGTTACGATATAACCCAGAGCATATGCGATATGCTGATAGGTTGTGATTTGACCCTGGACTTCCGAGTCGTAAGACATTGCCGCACTTTCCGTTTTGATCGGAGCAAGACCGAAGCCAGTGACTTCAATATCTTGTTCGTAGGCTTTGTCGGAGCTTTCAATCGTGTACAGATCTTCGTACTCTTTCATGTGCTCCGCATAAACCTGACCCCATATGGCGTGTATCCCAGGCCATAAGAGCTTCGGGTGCGTGCTTGTGTTAATAATTCCTGCAGGCATGTTATTCTCCTAGGTTAGACGCCAATTGTAGTGGCTTTAAACTCATGATTGTTAATGGAAACCAGGAACTTGCAATAAGCTCCAGGGACGTTGTCGGCTCGTTGCACGATGCCTAAGATCTTCAGTTGGAAACCAATCGTGGTGTTTGGCGCTGTAGTAGTGCCATCATCCATTGTCCAACCAGATACATAGCCATTGTTTGTTCCAGACTTCAGAACAGCATTTTTACCAACGGCCGCAGCAGCAGTAGCCGCAGTAAGCACAGCAGCAGTTGCTTGTATCTCAAAGATTACATTCGGATCGTCTACTACCTTTACATAGTAGCCGTGAAGCTTTGTTGCGGGAATAACCGTAGTTTGTGGTGATGCAGGATCGACACCAGGGCCACCATACACATTGCCCATCGTGCCTACAATCACACCACGCAGCGCGTTAGCTGTTCCTGCGGTTGCGAGTATTACTGCGGATACACCATTTGCGTCTGCAGCTCCAGTAGCCGTCGCGACAGGATCGCCAACTGCATAGGCGTTCCCATCAGTCGACGGTATGTAGTACATTCGCGCTTGGCCGTTCCAAGGGGAGCCATTCAGGTATGCAACAGGAGCGAGACCTGAAGGCACATTAGCGTTTGCCATTTAAACCTCCGTTAAATAAACGTGCTACGATTAAAAGTCCAAACCTTCTGGGCATAAATAGCTTCAGAAAGGTCTTTACCAGTATATAAAGTGTATCTTATATTATCCAGTACTGCTCGCGCACAATACTGCTTGATGCGCTTTCCATAACTAATACCAGATATACCAGAAGCCCCAGAGGGCCATGAGCTGGATTTTACAGCGTGTTGCATATTCTCGGTTTGTGTACCTTCTATAAGATGTTTTGGGTTGCAGCATAAAGGAGTGTTACAAGTATGCATTATCACACTATCCTGACTTTGCCTTATTTTTGTGTTTTCAAAGGCAAAAACATGAGCACGATACCGCTTACAATTAATTTTAAAGTGACCATAGCCACGATCGTTAGGACAGCCTTGCCAAAGCCAGCACTCGTCTTCAGCGCCTCTTTGCACACGCATCCAAAAATCTTGTTCAGTGTTTATTCTTGACATACTATCTTCTTTTTTTCGTGAACAAGTTATTTGCTGCTTTGCTATTCTGTGGGGCCCATTCAGGAGTATGCTTATGGTCAGCGCCGTGAGGATTTGCCTCAACGTCTTTACCACCACGCAATGCCTGAGCTATTTCTTCATTTTTTGCTTCCAGTATCTTTTGGTCTTTGTCTCGCCACTCCTGTCTAATTTTCATCAGGTACAAGCGCCCTGGCTGACCCTGCCATTCCGCGCCTCGGCCAGCTTCGAGGCTGACCCTTGTTCCCAAATCTGTGCTGCCTTGTTGGTTCAAGTCATTCGCATAACCTGATCCCAACACTTCAACCTCATCGAGGTCAACGTATTCGTAGCCTGCCCGTAAGGCAGCTTCGATATTCTGGCTCAGAAACCAATGCTGTGCATATCCAGGAATGTCAGGCACAGCCAGTTTTAGCTGTGGAGTAGACATTGGAATGCGGTTGGCTTCTGTAACTCTCATATCACGCATGTTGGAGGGATTGGTCTTTGCTGCAGCCCCCTCAATCAGCTTAGGGGCTTCCACAC